GCTATCGCCTTAGTCTCAGAAGGGAACCTAGCAGCGTCTAAGGCGATAGCGTCAGCCAACGTAGACCGTCCTAGCTGTACCATAGCGCCACTTGACTGACCCCCTGTCTCTCCTCTCTCTTCCATTGCAAAGCCCTGTGCAAGCTGAATAACAGCCTGAGTAGGTACGTAGAACACATCAGCATCGTCAGTGTATTCATCCTCTCTCTGAACAATGTTAAACCGTAAGCTCTCTACAGAATTAGGCTTAGGGTAGATATCTACAATGGCGTTACCTGCTTCGCTAAACCCATTCCAAGTGTACTGTTGTGCTGGCCCCTCTACGACAGGCTGTATAAGATATAGCTTGTTCATCTCAGTAGAGGGAATGTGTTCCATGTAACAGTTTTTAGTGTCGTTCAACACATCTAAGGTCTTAAAGGAGGAGTTAGTACCTAGTAAGTTATAGGAGAAAACGTCAGCTTCAGTAGTAACTGTAATAGTGGTTCTTAACGAAGACCAATCCCAAGCATCCTCCACCATACGTTTAGCGTCATTTACAAAAGTTCCTATGAGCTTAGAGTAGGAGTTCTGGTTAACCGTAGTCACCTCTTCTTCTCTCAAGCGTATAAGAACTCTGTTTACAGCTTCTAAGTATGTCATTGAATTTTATACCTTGTAGTTAAAAGCGTTAGCAAAAGGGTCTGACAGTAAGTCTACCACTTCTTCTTTGGGTTGTTGATGTTGTTTTTTACTTAGTTTGTTAGCGTCTTGTTCTGTAAGGCCTGTAAGAAGGTTACCTATTAAACTAATACCCTTGTCGTGTTTAAACTGAGCTACGTCAAATAAACCACCTGTAGTTCGTGTAGCAGACGGAGCACTGGTGACCTGTGGTATGTTTAAGTCTAAGGCAGGTAAATTTAAGTCTATATCAGGTAAGTCTACATCTTCAAGAGCCTGTCTAACTGCTGTTTCAGCGGCAGAGAGTGCGTCTCCAACCTCTTGTCCTACGTCTTCAGCTACGTCACCTACCACTTGCCCTACGTCCTCGGCTACGTCACCTACTGCTTGCCCTATGTCTTCAGCTACGTCTCCAGTAACTTGTCCTACGTCCTCTATTATGTCTCCCGCAGGGTTTATAACTGCATCATCTACTACCGACAAAACATCCCTAGCTGCGGTATCTACGTTTGAGAGTACATCACCAGTAACTTGCCCTACGTCCTCAGCCACATCACCTACCGCTTGGCCTACGTCTTCTACTACATCACCAGTTGCTTGTGCCGCGTCTTCTAGTGCATCGCCAAGGGGTTGTGTAACAGGTTGTAGTACTTCTTCATCGAAAGTTGCTAAACCTTGTCTGACTGCTGTATCTGCGGCAGACAACGCATCACCCGCTGACTCTGTGAGTGGTTGTATTACGTTATCGTCTAACGCTGACAAGGCTTGTCTGGCTGCTGTGTCTGCTCCTGATAACAAACCTCCTACTTCTTTAGTAACTGGTTTAATTAAGTTGTCGTTGATAGTAGATAATGCCTTTGTTACAGGCTCTACTAAGTCACCAACTTTCTTAGCTGCGTCACCAATCGCGTCTTCGATTACATCGGGAAGTATAGTTCCTCCTTCTGCTACGTATTTACCTACACCTTTTAACAAAGCCTCTTCTATATCATCGCCTTGAGCAAGCGCGTTTATAGTCTTATCAATTCCTGCCTCTAAGTCATCAGGGTTAATGTTGTTATTAACTGCAAAAGTGTTTAGAGCATCTCCAACACCGGCCTTCTCTAAGGCTTGGTTAACAAGCTTAGGCCCATAAGCCGTAGCAACAGCTTCTATAGGGTCACCTGTAACTACCCCTGTTAGCAACGCTTTTGATGAGTTATAGCTAAGACCTAAAACACCTTTTCCAGCTACCGCAGGTGCAGCCTCTATACCTTTTGCTACGTCTGCTGTTACGGCATCTACTGGAGGTACTAAAATGTCTGCATATTGTAAAGTAGGAAGGGCTATAGAAAGGTAATCCTCAGCGTGTAGCGTCTCACCTTCTATTGCTTTAGTACCTGCAATAAAAGCCTCTGAGCCGCCCGAAGTGAGTACTGCTAAACCAATCCTTACAGGCGCTGGCATACCAGCCCACACACTCTCAGGTTCTACGTGTAAAGTACTATACGTACCTACAGGCCCAAAGTCTTGGTAACTTCCCGCCTCATACTCAAAGTTGTCGTCTGCTCTATATACATCCGAACCTAAACCAGTGGTTAAGTACCGAGTCTGACCGTCAACCTCTATCGACAGTGGTATGTTGTTTTTAGTGATGTAATCGATGGCAGAGTTTGTAGCAGCTCGTTTACTTACACCTCCTTTTGGGCTAACCCCTGACATAGTAAACTCAGAAGGGTCATAGTTACGTGTATTAAATTCTTCATCAGTAACTTTTCTTTTCTCGGAAATACTTCCTAAAAACCCAGACAGACCACGAAGAGCTTCTTCTGTTGTATCGTACTGTGTACCAGAACCGTAATCTACAGCCGCCATTAAAGCTGTAGCGCCTTGATAGGCATCAGGGGCTGCGTCCTGTCCTGTTGCTCTACGAGCGTCAACAATAGCTTTATCACTATCGGATAGCTGTGAATACTTTAATGCGCCGCCATATTTGTTTGTAGCTACTCGTGCGTTTAAGTCTATACCATCGGCATTTAGGTTAACAGGCCCACCAATTACGAATGCAGGAGCAGGTGTAGGTTCTTGCTCAACTTCAAAGGGGTCTACTTCGTTATCAAAGCTACTGGCAAGAGAAACAATTTCTTCTTCTTCTTCATCCTGAATAGGAGTTAAAGGCTGGAAAGGAGCAGGTTTCTTTATAACACCTACTTTGTTGTTAATCTGTCTATTAAGGCTACCGTATCCAGAACCCATTATCTTTCCCTCTGTACGTTATTCATTTTCTCTACGGTACGCATACCACCTAAGCCTAACATACCGAGTAAGACAGGCATCATCTCAGACAACTCTATCATTGGGATTACAATTGGAGTATGGGATAAAGCCAACGCAAAATTAGCCATCGGGATAACAAGGAAGTTACTCGCCATGCCAAGGCAGCATACCCACCCCACAGCCGGACGCCAGCCAGCGACAAATAAGTTCTTGTGCGCTGCTTCAGTTTTATTAACTTCAATCTGTCCCTTCGCTAGTTCTTGAGCATGTTTCTCAGCAAGAGTAGCCAGTTCAAAAGCTATAGAGTTTTTCTTATCTTTATCCTCTATAAATTTGTCAAGTAAACCAGTAACTGGCCCTATTAAGCTGCTTAGTATACTCATGTATTATACACCCTTTAGTCTTTCTTGTCAAGTGTTTTATGTGACTGACCATGAACTATTTTCTGCACAGTGTCTGACTCATAAATCCTAATCCCTAACCATATAATTGTTAAAATAGAAGCTGTCGGCGGTAGCCAAGCGGCCATAGAAAGGATTGCAGTAGAAGCGGCAGCTACGTCAAGCATTTCTTTTGTGTCTTCGACCATTGTGAACGTCCTGTTGTCAAGTTATTTTTTAAGTAAAAAGATTAAACCGTACACAAGCACAGGGATAACCGCTATGCCTACACCTATAACTGTTATGAATTGTTTTATAAGTGTAAGTGTGTTGTGTCTTTTTAATGCCTGTACTCTTACTTCTTGTTCTCTTTTCTTTTTACATTCGCTTTGAAAAACTAACCAGTCGGAATAAAGATTAGCTCTACCGGCGTAAACCATGTAATCCTTGAGCCACTCTTCTTGTTCTTTAATCTTCTCCAGAGCCATGAAAGCATCCAAGTCACTTTTGCCCTTGGATGCTACACGTTTTGCTATTGCACTTTTGTTATCGAAGTATTGCTTAGCTGCGTCTGAACAATCATATAATTCCTTCCCGTTACTGAGTGCTGTCTTGATAACCTTAAAAGCTGCGTTAGCGGCAGCAATCTCGGCTAACATCTACTCAGACGCTTTACGGATGTCAGCGGCAATGCCGTCAACAAACGTAGCAGACCCTGCCCCAATGCCTTTAGCTGTGTCTGTAACCATAGACTGTGCGGAGTCAACAGTGCTGTCTACAATCATCTGTGAACCGTCTACTGCGGCATTAAAGGTGTTACAAGCTGTCAATGCAAATGCCGCTAGTACTAATAAATATTTCATTGTTGTTTACTCCAAGTAAAGTTAAGGTGCTGTAGGCCAAGTAATGTCAGTAGGGAAACCAGTCTGTCCAGTTACATCTCGTAGTGCTGTGCGGTACGTAGCCCAAGAAGCTCTTGTAGTGCTGTCTAACGGCGAATCAGGTAACTGTGTCCAATCACACTGGGTCAGTAGCTCATCGCGCTCATATCGAACGCCACGGGCTTCTGAGGCTGTTTCGTCTTCTGTTTTAGAAACAACAGACCAGTCGAGCGTCCAAGAGCCGTCTACCAAAGCAGGCTCTGCGTTTGCTACTACTTTCTCGTTATGTGCGGGCGTAGGCTTATCTGCATAAGCGACACGGTACAAACCCCAATCAGCTAGGTGCTCTTCGCTTGGCTTGTCGGGGAAAGATGTATTAGGGTTCTCTTGCTTTAGCTTCCTGACGTTATAAGGAAACTCTTGTATTTCGTTGTTTAAAGTTTTAACGTACATAAAATTTTTACCTTAGAAGTGTGAAAGTACGGTCAGAAACTACAGTGCTTGTAGTGGTGGTGCCAGCAACGCTTAGACTTGAGGTGTCTGAATAATCAATGACAACAATTTTGTCGCTGTCTCTACAAGCTGCAAAAAGATACTCTCTATCTGTGTCACACTGCATCGCCATTACGAAGTCAATAGCTGCATTATTAGTTTGGCTTATAGTGCTTAATAATGTTAAATTACTAGGGTCACTAATGTCTATACAATTAATTTCGTCTTTTCCTACAAATGCAAGCTGGCGGCCAACGTCTAGAGCTACATAGTTGCCACTCGCCGGAATAGATATATAATCAAGTACTGACATACTCGAAGGATTACTAATATCTACACTTGTTAAACGCTTTTGCAGT